TGTTTAACTTTGCGTTATATCGCTGGACTCGACTTAGATCATCTAGCGAGAAAACGACCTGAGCCGCTCGATTGTGTATAGCCCATTCATCTGCGTCTGATATTTTCATTTTAATCATCATTGCTGACACGCCAGACATATCCAGAGAATGTTGTAATCATCACGACCGCCCATTTTGGGCGCATAGTGTTGGCCTTTATCGCACCATTCGATTGCCGGTGGAATGACCTCATCTCGCAGCTCTGATCCGTCTTTGTCGATACGCAAGCGCGCACCTGTTGTTAGGTTAATCATCTCAAAGTCGCCCATGGCTACACCTGTGGCTTCCATTGGCCGTCTGAGCCAAGTACAAACCAACGCGGCGCACATTGCTTGGCTTTTGTTTTCTCAACGCACATGTAGCCGCCCCAAGCCTTCCCATTCTTATCGCCAGCACGCCAGATCATGTGACCATGTGAGCAGATTGGCGCAGCTGCTACCTGTACGCCGCCCAACTGTGATTTGATCTGCTCGATTGCACTAGCTGCTGGCACTAGATCCTCACTGATTGAGGTAGCCCAAAGATCGACGTCCTCGGCACTTTGCTTGACCATTTGTACGTCAATGTTTTCCGCCTGACGCATGTTCTCCTGAGTTGGCCTCGTGTCTGTACCTAAGACCAGCCCTGCGCAGCGTCCGATTGCAGAAGTTACCGTATCCTCAACAAACCATTTTTTCATGTTGACGTTGTAGGTCGCTACATTGCCGAAGGCGTAGTCAATACCTGCTGGCTGCTCGTCCTCGTATTTTTTATAGATACGGCACTCAACCAATACATAACCTTTAGTTATATCGACGTCAACAATCGACGTGTGAATTTTGCCTGTTGGATAGGTTGCCCAGAAACGCTTAATTCTTTCGGCAACGCCTTCATAATTATCTAAGAAGCTCATGATTGCTCCTTGATTAGCTTGCCTAGTTTAATACCGGCGGCACGTCCACGCATGTAGCCATTGGCTTGACCAGCGTTGACGCCTAACGTGTAGAAAAGCACTGTTGTAGCCAAGAAGCCCAACATGATCCAGCCTATATCTATTGTCACTAACATAATTGCTCCCGTTCAGAGAGCTACTGTGCTTCGCTCCCTGATAACAGAATGAAGCAATAGTCTGACAAGGTCAAGGATTAGGCGTAGTTTTGGGCGTGTCGCTGCTCGCTTTATCTTTTAAGCCGTTGGACGCCAGCACACCGCCAAGTGATCCAGTTAAGAAAATGGCCAGCGTTTTGAGTAAGTCGATAAAAGCTGCGTCATTGGGCGCTTGAGCCGATACAGGCTGCGTTACAAATATGAGCGCGTAAGTAATTCCAAGAGTTACTATCAAAAACACAACCGACAAAGTCATGCCAATAAACAAAATCAACCTGGCTTTTATATCCTCAGGCGAAAGACGCTTTTGGTATCTAGGGCGATTTTGGCTGTGGCTTAACAATGTCTCCAAGTAAGTCCTCTGTGCAGACGCCTTGCGCTTCGCACCTTGGTCGTTGACATTCATCATTGTCCCAATTCTCGAACTCTTGGCATGGATAGCGTGTGTAGCCTTGATAGCCACAAGACGACAACGCCAGCAGAAGGCACACCGCCAGCGTTGCCGCTTGCAGTTTTTTGGTCACTTGCGACCATAAACCTGATCGTTAGGATTTAACCAGCGCATAAGTACCGGCACGACAGCTGCGACACCAGCGGACAGTATTGCTTTTGGATCTGTCACACCTGCCATGTAAACAGCAAGGCTTGCTGCGATAAATGATCGAGCATAACTGGCGAACATTGGTTTCAATTCGTTCATCACTTTTTCTCCTTTTTGGCTGTCGCTTTTAACGACTCTACAAAAGGATATTCTCCAGCATATTCTGCAAATTTTGGCCTAGCAAAACCAACGATTTCCTTTCCCAAAAACCTTTGCTTTGTCATAACCATTCCGCCGTTGCGCTGATCACCATTCCCTGAGGTGTTGCCTTCGACGCATAAAACACTGACTTTTCCAACTTTGACCACAATTCCAATATGGCTTATTCGATCGACGCCGTCATGTGGAAAGTCCATAAAGCAAAGATCGCCAAGTGCCGGCATTGTGTGCCAGCGCCCTTGGTCTTTCATTTTCTGTGCGCCAGCAGCTGTGCTGACCATGTTTGGAATTTTGACGCCAGCTTCATTCGCGCACCAGTTTACAAAAGAGCCGCACCAAGGCAGACCGTTTGCACCGGTGTATTCGCCGTATTTGGTCAGGTTGTCGCCCTGCTCGACAGTTCCAACCTCAACAAGAGCAGCTGCAATAAGAGCTGCGGCTGTGCCTTGCGGATAACTCATTTCTTAGCTGGCGCCTCTACGACTTTCGCCGCTTGCTCTGCGTCATAAGCAGACTTTAAGCCTGACCAGATAGAACCGTCTGCATTAGTAATAATTAGGCACTCTTCGCCATCAAGATTTAGATAAATTTCCATTTATAACTCACATCCTGTAAATAGAATAGTTGCTGCGCCGTTGGTTGATAATCTTGAACCTTGACCTGCTGTAATCGTTAATCCTGAAGTGACCGTTACTGTTCCTGTTGTAACTGTTCCACCGTTAAACGCAGGTGTCGCTGTGTAAGCAGTATTTAAGCCAAACGCTTCGAAAGTTCCAGTTAAAGTTATACCTGTTGGAGCAACTCTGGCATTTACTGGAAGTGGCAACATATAAATAGCGTTATTAGTTGCATACGCGTAACCGCCCACGATTGTTCCAGAAGCGCTAGTGGTAAACGCTGGCAAATACCTCTGGCAAGCAGCCAATTCGCCTTGCTTTGTCCCTGTCGCGGTTTGGAAGTTTGAAGCGGTTGAGGTCGCTTCTAGTTGAACGCCCCAGATGTCTATGGTTTGAACAACGCCAGCAGGTAAAGAAAAACCGATACTGACCCAAGAACCTGCACCGATTGTTTTACCTGAAACGCTTGGAAGTGCAACGGTTGCCGTGAACCGTGTCCAAGAAGTTGTAACCGATTGTCCTGAAAAGTTTGTGTAGACGTCGGCTGAACCGTTGAAATACTGTTGCATATATGGCGTAACGGTACGCGCTGCGTCTGCCTTTGCCCAAAACGAAACGGTTACTGTGTTTCCTGCGAGCGTTCTTACGTCTTCAATCTTTTGAGTTATTTGATTATAAGTGTTAGATGTACCTGCAACGGAAACCGCGTAACGGTAAAAATACTGTCCTTCGTATCCTGCTACTGGTGCAGTTCCAGGCGTAAATGTTTGCTGGCTAATTGTGCGAGTAGCGCCTGTTCCATCGTGTCCAATTACAAATCTATCGGCGGTATAAGCGCCATTTGCAGGATTGCTAAATGATGTTCCGCGTTGCCATATACCAAAATCGCCGTTAATAATCTTGTTCTTGCCAGCAGCCCATTGACCACCGCCGAAATTAGCTTGATCGAATGAAACCGTAACCGCTCCAGAAGTTCCGCCGCCAGTGATACCAGTTCCAGCAGTGACGGCAGTTATGTCACCGACATCATTTGCGACCCAAGTGAAGTCCATGTCGGCATTTGTAGCCTTTGCCAAGATTTGTCCAGTAGTGCCACCTTTAAGGTCTGCTAGTGAAGTATCAACAGCTTGACCAAAGACTTCAAAATCAGCTGGTAAATCAGTTACCAGATCAGTTGAAGTCGGCATGACCCAGCCGAAGTTTGATGTTGGATTACTCATTTTTTCTCCTTTTTAAGCCACAACAAGAGCGTGTTCCCAATCAAGTGTGCCAGAAATCGTATTCCATTGCTCAGACACACTGACGTCTTGCCATTGCATTGCTTGCAAAGAAAACGCCAAAGGTGACATGGTCAAAGTGACGGCCAGTTCATTGTAAGAAGCTCTGAAAGTCCAGCCTTCGACAAAGCCCAAGAAGTTACCGGCGGCCATATTAAGCGGCAGGTCTGAAAGCGATATTGGCTGACCCATAAAGACATTTATCAGGCTATCTCGATCGCTGTCGTCTAGCTCAGGATTTGTCAGCGCATAGGTAATCTGCTCAAAATTCGGTCTTGGATAAGCTCGCAAAGATAGATAGAACTCAGCTTGAGACTCTGCGTCTGCTGTGTGCTTTATCGTCGTTGTAATAATTTGGGCAAGATTGCCGTACTCAGCGATTGACTCTGGATCTGTGTCATTGACTTCGTTGGTGCTGTTTTGGTTATATTGAATTGTTATGTCGTTGCGAATATCTCCAGCGCGGGTCTTGATTGTTATGCCTCGACCTAGGGCGTGGTTAGCCGTTAAATCTGTGTAGCCGTTAGTTGCTAGGTAAGTGGATCTGTGGGTCGAATCTGCGTAGCTGATCTGGCCACTGGCGTTCTCATAAAGGTAGCCAAGGCCAGAAGTCGCCAGAGCTGCAACCAAGTCATAGACCACTGTTGTTGACGATGAACGCTGTGCAAGCTCATAATTGCCCGGTGTGTCAATCTCGCCTAGCCCAGTATTTTCTGCCGTAGCCCAAGTCGCTGTCGGATCGTAGTCTTGCCACTGCAAAGCTGCTGGTACTTCATTCCAGTTGTTGACCAGCAAATCGGTCAAGATTGTCAGGATTTGGTCGCCGTCGAAGTCTTGAGTCAATACGCCTTCTGTTAAAGCCTTTTGAAGCCTTGCAAGAGCGCCCAAGGCAGTAATTGTCACCTCTTGCGTGTACGCGGTCGAGCCGACCTCTGAGACGGTAATAGCGACATCCACAATCGAGCCGCCAAAGATAGGCACATAAACAGCTGACGTGTCTTGCACCTCGACGGTCAAAGAGTTATTTATCTGGTAGTTAATCGGTGCTTGATCAAAGACAATTAAAGTAAGCGAGCAATAACCAGCCTGTGCCTGTTCATAGATATTTGTTCGGCCAGAGGTTATGTTAAGGCTGGCCAGAACTGAGTCGGTGACGTCTAGGCCATTGACCTTGACCCGCCAAACTGGCTGCCACTGTGTCACTTGTTAGCTCCTAAGAGCGTACCGCCGCCGCCTGTGCCGCGAAAGTATGAGTCATTCAAAACGTTGACGATTGTTCGAGCTGTGCCTTCTGCGTCAATCGCTCCATTTACCGTCAGGTTTATTCGCGCAGCATTTTGTGAGTCTGTGAATGCCCCACCAGCTGCAATGAGTCGAGCTGCGTTCTGCGAGTCAGTAAATCCGCCGCCAGCTCTAGCTGCACCGGCAACAGCTGCTGCAACTCCGCCGCCGCTTGTAGTTGTTGACCCTGACCCACCAGAGACACTTGGCACACTTACGGTTGGCACTTTTGTCGTTGAGGTAACGCTAGGCACAGAAACCGTTGGCACGTTAATAGTCGGTGCTGTTATTTTTGAAACGTTAGGCAAGAATGGCACTGAGTTGTAAAGGCCAATAAGAGCATTTATACCGGCAACAGCGCCCGAAATTAGGTTGTTGAGTCCACCTACAACTATTCCAATCACGTTAATAACGCCGCCCGCAATTTCGCCCACTACTTTGAACGCTCCGCCAAGGACATTGACCAACACTGGCACAACGTATTTTTGAATAAAGTTGATGAATGTTGTGAACTCTTTTTCATTGTCTTTGATTGCGTCTGTAATTGGCTTAAAGAAGTCTGCAAATTTGCCTAAGGCTGGCACAACTTTATTGACAACGAATTCAACTAGCTGCTGAATGATTGGCAGCAAACGAGCGCCGATCGACTCTTTCGCTTCGTCAAATGTGACTTTAAGAATTTCAAGCCGTCCAGCAAATGTCTTTGAGTTTTCTGCGGCTGCTCCGCCGAATAAATTAGACAGCCTTGTCTGTACGTCTGTAAATGACATGGCCTTCAATTCGGCTGATGATAAACCAATGCCTAGCTTGCCAAGAGCTGCTGTGTTCCCGTCATAGGCTTTGCCTAGGCTGTTCGCTACTGAGTCAAGCCCTTTGCCTGTTGCTTGGCTTATGTCTAAGGCAAGAGTTAAAAGATCCTGTGCCTTTGTAACATCACCTGTGGACAGAGCCAACCTGGACAACGCTGGACGCAACTTATCGTCTGCAACGCCAGTAGCTAGTGATGTTTTAAGTATCTGTTTTTCAACAGAAGCGATCATGTCATTTGTTGCACC